TCAACAATAGCAATTTTCAAATAGTCAGTTTTATCTGTAAATGTTGTTAGTGGATATCTTAAAGGTTCTGCCATTTATCTTTTTCTAAGTATTTAGAAACTTACCATAAGAAATTTCTCTCAAGTCAGAGATTTCTCCTGCATACACCTCATATATTTGACCTACTGTTCTATCTAAACGATATTTTCTATAATCTCCCCAATGATAATTAAGTCCTATAAAATATATATTTTCTTTTTCTTTAAAAATATTTGTGCAGGCAATTAATGGATGTTGATCATATCTTATGTTTGGAGTTTTGGCAATGTAAATATAAGTATAAAATTTTCCAGGAATTGGAACAGGAGTTGCAGAACCTTTAACTGCTTCTAATATTTCTAGCATTTTATCATCTGATGTTTTCCCTTTTAAATTATTAACAATATTTCTTACTCGATTATTATCATCATCTGTTGGTCTATTTGGATTTTTTAAAACTCCATCATCATAAACATTAGAACCTACTTTTATATTTGGATCACTACTGTAAGTTACTTCACCAGTCTGAGAAACATAATAGTATGATCTTCCCGTTCTTCCACCTCTTTTGATCGTTCTTGCCATTACTTAATACCTTCTTTTATAATTAAAATAATTCATTCTCAGTTAGTACTTTAAACTCATAACCATGATCTAAACACCATTCTTTGGCGGCATTCCACTTTGCCTTATTTTTAGCATACTCAACGACTTCATAGATATAACCTTTCGTTTTTCTTTTTTTAACTTTAGGTTCGATACAATGCTTAAATGGTTTGATTTCAATAATCTTCTTTTTAATTGTTCCGTTAGATTCTTTGACTTTAATATAAAAGTCTGGAAAATAACGATGAACTCTATTGTCAATTGGGGAACGGTACGGAAGTGCTAATTCTTCACTTGCCCATTCTAAAATATTCTGGTTATTGTCACAATAAATCATAAATTTGCGCTCCCATAAGGAACGATAAATGATGTTATTGGGATCACCCTTATATTTTTTAGGGTAAGATGGTGTATATTTTCCTTTATATGCCATCTAAATAACTAATAATAAAGTAGTCGTATAGGTATTTAGAGTGGCTCGTCCTTATGTAAAAAGTATAAAAACACAGGAAGCAAAAGATATATTTGGGAGACTTTCACAATCTAATCAATATCAAGTAACTTTCAGTGGTCTTCCAGAAAAAGTTGTTAAAAATATAGAGAGTAAAACTGGAATAAGGAATGTATTCGATTATATGAGTCGTAAAGGGAGTCTTCTTTGTTCTGAAGCTTCACTTCCATCTAGTTCTCTTGCAACTACTGAAATAAAAAATGACTTTATTGGAATTCCTCAAGAATTTGCACATACTAGATTATACACTGATATTGATTTTAGTTTTTATATTGATTATGATTATAAAAATTTAAGAATATTTGAGGGTTGGATTGATTATATTGCCGGAGGAAGTGAATCTATAGATAATATGAAAGAAGAAAATGGAAATTATTATCGTAGAATGAGATATCCTGATGATTATAAGACACAGACAATGTTTATTTCAAAATTTGAGAGAGATAATGGTCCCCAATTAGATTATCAGTTTTTTAATGCATTTCCGAAATTAATAACTTCTATTCCACTTAGTTATGGTGGAGCTAGTATATTAAAAGTTAATGTTTCTTTTAATTATGATCGATATATTATAAATCCAAAAACTACTAATAATCAAAATAAAAAAAATACTTCATCATTGACATTTAGAGAATTTGATCCCAACAGACCACCAGATGCACCTATTTTACCACCTCCAGGAGCGGTTCCTGGAACAAAAGTAGAAACACCAAAGGCTCCAACACCACAAAAAGAACCGAAAGGGGCAGCAAGAGAAGGAGTCTTGGGAGGGATAAGAGAAGCATCAAGTATAGATCGGCAGTTGAACAACACAACTGCAACACAGAGGGCAATAGAAAATTTATTGAATGGTTTCTGATAAAAATTTCTTTCCACTAACCATCTAAATAAAAATAACTGAATTATATCACTTACTATGCCTTTACCTAAGATTAATACTCCAACGTATGATTTGACGTTGCCTTCGACGGGAAAGAAAATTAAATATAGACCTTTCCTTGTAAGAGAAGAAAAGATTCTAATTATGGCAATGGAGTCTGAAGATATGACAGAGATTACCAATGCAATTGTTCAAATTCTTTCAGATTGTATTATTTCGAAAGATGTTAAAGTAGAATCTCTTGCGACTTTTGATATTGAGTATCTATTTCTAAATGTTAGATCAAAGTCTGTTGGTGAAACCGTTGATGTAAATATTACTTGTCCTGATGATGGAGAGACTCAGGTAGAAATGTCGATTGATATTGATTCGATTAAAGTTCAGAAGAATAAGGGGCATAAAAATATTATCAAACTTGATGATGAACTCTCATTGAAACTCAAGTATCCATCACTAGAACAATTTGTCGAGAATAATTTTGAAACAACAGAAGGTGCAAGTGAAATTGGACAATCACTTTCAATGATTACATCTTGTGTTGAAATGATTTATAATTCTGAAGAAAGTTGGGAAGCATCTGATTATTCGAAGAAAGAACTTGATGAATTTATTGAGCAATTGAATACTAAACAATTCAAACAAATTGAGAAGTTTTTTGCTACGATGCCAAAACTTTCTCATACAATTGCAGTGAAAAATCCAGAAACTGGTGTAGAGTCTGAAGTTGTTTTGGAAGGATTAGCAAGTTTTTTCAGTTAGGTATGGCTCATACAAATCTTGAGTCATACTACAAGATAAATTTTGCTTTGATGCAACATCATAAATATTCATTAACAGAACTAGAAAATATGATTCCGTGGGAGAGAGAAGTTTATCTTGCTCTACTTCAACAATACATTGAAGAAGAAAATCTAAAGGCACAACAAAAGAGTGGAATCTAACTTAAACATAAAGAAACCTGATACACCTAAGTTAAATATAGAGACTGTTTCATCAGCAGTCTTTGGAAAAGAGGATGGTGCTGGAGTAGGTTCTGGAAAATCGATTAGAAATATTCATAAGACATTAAGTAAATTATCTGGGCATATAAGAAAGTCTTTAATTCGTATTAAGGCATTAGAGTTTAATTTATCAAAAATAACTCCCAAAGTTGAAGAAACAGAAAAGAAAGTAATAGTTAATACTGAAAAAACGAATGAAGTAGAAAAGAAAGTAATAGTTAATACTGAAAAAATTACAAGAATTAAAAAAATATTAAAAGAACAAAAAAGTAATATAGGAAAAAAACTTCCTGGTAGTAATCAAGATGATTTAAATAAGAGTTTAATAGAAACAAATAAGATTCTTGTAGGTATACAACAACAACTTGCTCTTCAATCTAGCAACGAACAGAAAGAACAAAAAAGAGAATCGGAAGAAGAAAGAAGAAAAAAATCAAGAGGTAAATTAAAAGCAGAAGAAAGTGCATTAGAAAAATCTGGAAAAAGAATTGGAAAAGCAGTTGGTAAAGTTGCTAGTAAAATACTATCTCCAATTAAAGGATTATTTGATCAAGTTCTAGATTTTATTTTAACTCTTGGTGCGGGTGTTGCAGTAAATGCTGCTTTTGAATGGTTAAGTAAAGAAGAAAATAGAAAAAAAGTTGAAAATGCTTTTGAATATGTCAAAAAGCACTGGAAATGGATTGCCGGTGTAGCTGCTGGAATAGTATTATTTGGTCCAGCAGTTTCTTTAATAACTTCAATCGTTAGTCTTGCAGGTGCATTATTAACGGTGGGGGGATTTGTAGCATCAATTCTTGGTGCTCCTGCATTTTTAACACTACTTGGCATTCTTACATCAGCTGGTGGAATAGCAATGCTTGCGGATGCTGTTGGTAAGTCTATAAGTGGTGGAAAACAATTTGCAGAATTTGATGAAGCAGCTAGACAAAAATACTTAAGATCTAATAAAACTACTCAAGCAGGTGTAGTTATGGATGATGATGGAAAATCGGTAAAATTTAAAGATGCTTTAGGTAATAAAACTCTTATGGGTAGTGTTACGACCGAAAGGGATGCAATAGCAAAAGGTGAAGATCCTGATGAATATGCACGAAAAATGGGTATGGCATTACCATCTCAAGTGAAAGCATACCTTGGGGAAGAAAAATATAATGAGACTCTAGAGGCAGTTGATGCTTTTCAAAAAGCCATGAAAGATAAAGATGCAATTAAAAATAGGTATTTTAAAGAGTTAGATAAAGTTGCACCCAAAGGATTGTGGGATCCCACTGGATATTTTAGAATGTTCAACGCTGATGACCAAAAAAAAGCTAAAGTTAAAGCATTAGATGAAAAATATAATCTTGAATTAGCACCACTCTTCGAACGACTTGCTGGCGAAAGAGCAATGGGTGGTCCTGTAACAGCAGGCAAACCTTATCTAGTGGGAGAAAGGGGGCCAGAAATCTTCGCTCCAAACGTTGATGGTTCTGTAATTAATAATATGAGAACTGAAAAAATCTATCAGATGATTTCTTCAAAAAGAAAAGGTCGAGGTGGAATTGATATGATAACTCTACCACCAATTACAAATCAAATGCCACCACCAGAAATTCCAGTTCCTCAAGGACCTGCCACAGAAGTTCCTGATATTTCTAGTGTGAATATGGCAGATCCATATCGTCAAATAACTCCAATGTTATATGGTATAACAGTATAATACTATGGAAACAAAAACACTAAAGCAAGTTAAACAACTTAAATTAAATGTTACTAATATTCATAGTTTTCTTGTAAAGAAAAATAAGCAAGATAAAAAACTTCAAACCAAAGAAAAAGACAAAGAAAAAAGAAAAGTAAGCATTGAAAAGGCAAAAGAAAAAGAAAAAAAATTAGAAATAAAGTCTTCTCCTCTCGGAAAGATGTCAGAAATCACTAAAGGAAGTATAACTTCTGGTGGAAGTATTCTTGATAAAATTTTAAATTTTGGTGGATTATTGCTTGCGGGAATATTAGTCAACAGTCTTCCTGCTTTAGCAGAAAGATTAAAAATTGTTGCTGAAAGTGTTATTAGTTTTGCAACACCTGTCGTAGATGTATTTAAAATTCTTATTGAGTCTGTTGGTGGTGGAGATCCTAGTCCAGAATTAGAACCAGCAAAAATTAAATTACTTAGTGATATTGAAGATAAAAAAGACGGTATTTTAACTGAACTAAGAAATATATTGGGACCTTTTAATGGTATTGTTGATTTATTAGAACCTCTTATTGACGATTTAATGAAAAAATTTGGAAATAAATTGAATATAAGCACTAGTAATACGAAATTAGTAAAAAATGAAAAAGGAGAAGAAGGTATTCAGGCACCTGGACAAGAATTTGTTAAAACAAAGTGGACAAAAAAACAAAGAGAAAGATATGATAAAGGTGATGATAGAGCATATATAATGCCAGATGCAGAAGACTTGACAGGATTAAATTCTAGCAGTACAATCATAGATCAAAAAAATCTTCCTAAACTACCTCCAACTGGGCATATTGCAGGTCAGAAATATGGTGCCTCTAGAGATGGAGGCAGAAGACGACATGCTGGAACAGATTTTGATGCAGGACCTAATGATACTTTCTATTCTAGAATTGGAGGTGTGGTTATGAGGCAATATGAAACCTCTAGAGGTTATGGAAATTATGTTGATATTTACAATAAAGATCTCAATGTTACTGAAAGAATTGCAGAGGGTGACATTACTTTAGTAAATACTGGAGATAAGATTACTCCCGGAACACCAGTTCAAAGAGGAACTGCTCAAACTGGAGTATTCCATTATGAAATTAGAAATGGGAAAGAAGAAACTTATGGTTTTGAAGGAACTCGTGATCCTATTAAATTTTTAAATGATTTAGCAAAAAAGGCAAAAATATCTTCGGCAAATAATGAAAATCAGGTCCAACAAGTAAGTTCTATAAATCAACCAATTGATGATGAACCAGATTTACTTGTTGCAATTCAAGAGGTAAATACTATACAGTCAGTTCCTTATATGATGCCATTTCCAGTAGCATCAAAAGGTTCATCATCAGCATCAACGCCACAATTGTCGGCATTATGGAGTGCATAAAATAAATGGCAAACGCAGCAGACGCAGCAAATTATCAATTACTCACACTTACAAAAGGTGATAAGGAAATTGTTTTAGAAGGAAAAACAACGAGTTTTGATTATTATGAAAGTTTATTATCTCCAAATATTACTGCAATAATGACAATTGTTGATACTGGTGGAAGTATAGAATATGATAGTGAATATGATAGGCAGGAAAGATTTGGTGGAATTTATAATGCACTTCCTTTAACTGGTGACGGATCTGAAGAAGTAAAATTTAAAATTGCAAATGCACTTGGAACACTTGATTTTACAAGAAAACCATTATATGTTAATTGTTCAGTGAATCCCGACCAAGAATCACAAAGAGAGTCTATTATTTTAAGTCTTGTTTCAAAATCTGCTATTGTGAATCAAGAAACTCATGTTAAACAAAATTATTCAGCATCATCAAATAATTCAGAATCCGTTAGGTCAATAACAAAAAACTTATTGCAGATAGAAAACAATAATATTGAAATAGAAAAAACAAGTAATAAGTATCCATTTGTTGGTAATAACAAATCACCTTTTGATGTGATTTGTATGTTAGCATCAAAATCGGCACCAGAAGATGGAAATCCTGGTTTTTTCTTTTACGAGAATCGTGATGGACATAAATTTAAATCTATTGATAGTTTAATTGATCAAGAACCAGTTCAAGAATATTATAAGACTGATGTTAATCGTTCAAGTATTAACACTGACACTAATTTTAAAATTTCATCATTTAGTGTTAATAAAAATCAAAATTTAATTAATGCATTAAAATCTGGGGTTTATACAAATCGTACAGTATTTTTTAATCCTAAGACATTTAAAGAGGAGGAAGTTTCATTTAATTTAGGATCTCTTGAAAAATCTCTTGGTAAAAATGAAGTACCTAAACCAGTAAATCGAGGGTATACAAGAACTCTTTATAGTGTTAAAGATGTTGGTGCATCATCACCAAAAGTTGAAGAAGAAAATTTATCTGGACAACCTGAAACTTGGCAGGGAAAGGTTCAAATGAGGTATAATTTATTATTCAATCAAATGGTAAAAATACAAGTTCCTTGTAATCCAAATCTTAAGGCAGGTGATGTAATTAAATGTTATTTTGAAACAGTTACTACTGATGAAAAAATTCAAGGATCATCTGATCCCGTTCAAAGTGGAAAATATTTAATTTTGGATTTATGTCATCATTATGATACTCAGAGATCATATACGGCAATGACTCTTGTTCGTGATGCATACGGTCTATATACTAATAAAAGCTAGAAATGGCAAGTAATCAAGGATATGATATTGGTACAAATAAATGGTTTTTAGGACAAGTACCACCCAATCAAAATCAGCATGTAAAGAGTCCTAAGTGGGTTGATACGCATGGAGATAGGGTAAAGGTCAGAATACCTGGAATGCATCCTATGTCGAGTTCTGAGGACGCAACTGAACTTGTTGATGATAAATTACCATGGGCAATCGTTGCAAAACCAACAACACATGGAAATCGTAATAATCAATCAACAGGTATTTGGGGTGGAGAATGGGTATTTGGATTTTTTCTTGATGAAGATTGTCAAATTCCAGTAATCACTCAAGTTCTTGGCAATAATTATCCGGGAGAAATTCGAGAATCTATAAATGGAACAACTTATGGTAAACCGGTTAAAAGATATCAACCAAGTAATCCTTCAATTAATACACAAATTGCATCTTCTGGAGACGTAAGATCTAAATATGAAAATGTCAATCCAAACTTTTATCAAAATGCCAAAAAGTGAATAAATATCAAAATAAAGGTGTAAAATTATAAATGTCTGCTTCAATTAGCAATCAAGATAAAGAACTTTTAATAAGACTTTCTTTAGCAGAAGCAAGAGGTGAAGGTGTAGTTGGACAGGCACTTGTAATCAGAAGTGTTTTAAATAGACAGAAAATAATACACGAAGGAAAATCTGGACCTAATGTCTTCTTGACAAATGGAGATTCTAGTATCAGATCCATTATAAATGCTCCAGGTCAATATCAGCCAGTAAGGGATAATAGAAATTCTATAAATCAAACTTTTAGTAATGATT